TTATAAGTTATCTGTTGACCTTTATTATTTACAAAGGTAATGATTTGATTTCTTCCGTACCAGTTCTCTCTGACAACAAAGTTATTTCTCGTTATTGGTGGAAAGATATCAGACAATTCTTTCTTTGTTAACTTACTTATCGCATTGTTTAATTTAGATTTATTCATAATTTATATAATTTAATGTTATTATTAATACTTTTTACACTTATATTATCCAAACAACGTCGTGTTGTGTATGTAAAAGGCAAAAAGTTTTAACAAAAATGTTGTAAATAGGGGCCCGTGGGGTAAATAAATTTGCTTTTTGTTTTTTGTATATAAGGTAAATACGGTAATATAACCCATTACTCCTATATGCGACATAAGCTAATAATGTATATTTAATAAGTATCTATTGTCACGTAATAATAAAGTATGGCACAAAAACTAAGTAAGAAAGCAAAAGCTGCTAAAAAGGTAAGAGATAAGAAAACTGCAATGACAGCTAGACGTAGGAAAATGAAAGCAGAAAATCAAAGGTTACGTAAAGCGGCAAAGAAAAAAGGTATCAACCTTAAAGGAAAAGATTACGATCACAAAACTAAGAAGTTTACAACTGTAAAGAAAAACAGGGGTAACAGGGGAAGAGGAACTAAAAAAGAGTAAAACCGCGTAATTATATACGCATAAACCAAAACCAATGACATTTTATTACAAAACCTATTCCTGGGCGAATAACAGTAACCAAGGAGTATCCGAAGAAACCAGAAATACATGGGAATTTTTCGCAGACAAAAAGAACTGGAGAATTGTACAACTACCAAATGGATTTTATCAAACTGAGTGTTTAAGTTTAGATGCTCACGGTAAACCAACTGAAGATTGGCATGATGTAACCAGAAGAGAAACCCTTGAATCAGCTGAGGCTGCAATCGATGGAAGTATTGAACATTACAAAAAAAGACTAGAGTTCGCAAAAGGACCTAAAGTCGTAAAAACCTTTAAATAACCACTTATACTAAAAATTTAATTTAATGGAATATAATAACCCAAGTGAGATAGTTAAGAATCTTTCCTTCGGGAAAGGTGCTAGAGAAAAAATAATGGCTGGTGTAGATAAACTGACAAGCGCAGTAAAATCAACATTAGGAGCATCAGGGAAATGCGTTATATATGAAGACGCACTCGGAAGACCGGTGATCACAAAAGATGGTGTAACCGTGGCGGAAAGCGTAGTCTTAATAGACCCGGTCGAAAACATTGGTGCAACCCTAATTAAAGAAGCAGCCAAAAACACAGTGAAAGAAGCAGGTGATGGTACCACAACGGCTACCGTCCTTGCTCATTCATTATTGCATTTAGCAAATGATAAAAAATATGCACAAACTGTAAGACCTATTAAAGAAGGTGTGTTATCAGGCATGGATAAAGTAATTCAATATCTTGATGACAATGCAGTTGAAGTAAAAGACGATATGCTTGAAAGCGTAGCTGAAATTAGTTGTAACAATGACAAAGCTCTCGGAAAGATCATATCGCAAGCCTATTCAAAAGTAGGTAAGGATGGTATCGTCCTTATGGAAGAGTCTGAGACCCATGATACATACGTTAAATTCGTAGAGGGCACAAGAATAAATTGCGGGCTCAAATCGCCATATTTTATAACAGATAAAGATAAAGGTAAAGCAGAACTAGAAAATCCGTACGTACTTATAGTTTCATCGCCAATACCAAATATCCGTAAAATACAAAGCGTATTAGAATTTGTTATAAAACAAAAAAGAAGTCTGTTGATCGTTGCAAGCGTAGAACAACAACCTTTAGCTGCATTGCTAGCAAATAAAGTTAAAGGTAACATAAAAGTAAATGTTGTAGATTTGCCTGGGTTCGGTCCAACAAAACAAGATACAATTGAAGACCTTGCGATACTTACCGGAGCTAAAGTCATAAATGAAGAATTAGGTGATGATTTGGATTTAATTGAACCTAGCGTTTTAGGTGAAGCTATAAAAGTAATTACTGATGACAATCATACAGTACTACAAACGCCAGACTTAGTACATACTGATTTTGTAGAAAGAGTTAAAAGCGTTGAGGCAAAAATAAAAGAAGAAACAAATCCGTTCTTTAAGAAGAAGCTACGAGAAAGATTAGCAATGTTAAACGGTAAAGTAGCAATGATTAAAGTCGGCGCGAACTCTAAAGTTGAAATGAAAGAGAAGAAAGATAGGGTTGAAGACGCTATATATGCTACAAAAGCAGCTTTACAAGAAGGTATTGTTGCCGGAGGTGGTGTTGCATTATTAGATGCATCATTCGCTGTAGTACCAGAAAATGATGGGGAAGCAATTTTATTAGAAGCTATAAAATCTCCTTATGCAACTATATTAGATAATGCAGCGTTAGGATATAAAGAATATAGTAAAGCTGGTATAGGTGTAGATGTTGTAAGTAATACTAAAGTTGACATGGTTAAAGAAGGCATTATAGATCCTGTTCTTGTAACTAAAACAGCATTAAAAAATGCGGTTAGCGTTGTGAATACTATATTTTCAGCAGATTGTGTAATTAATAATATAAGAGATTATGAAGGCAGTTAATTACTTTGTTGTTGTTGAAAAAATAAAAGAAGAACCCAAAAAAATAGCAGGCCTTGAATTAACTGAAGATCAAAATATTGATGTTAGGTATTTAAAAGCTAAAGTAATATCAGCGGGGCCACAAGCAGATTTTTTAAAAGAAAATGATATAGTTTATTATGACAGAAGATCCGGTCATGGTGTTGAGTGGAAAGATAAATTATATTGGGTATTAAAAATTAGTGATATAGTGTTAGTTGAATGAAACTAAGTGCTAACGATATAAGAGAATTGAATTTGTTAAAGTATTATAGGCTCATTAGAAAATGGGCCTGTAAAACATATAACCTAAAAGACGCTGATTTAGAATTACTTATTTATTTAGATTGCAAAAAGCGATTTACACGTAATGATTTTATTGATGGCGTATATACTTATAGTTGGGATAAAAATAGATGGGAAAGATTAAGAAGAGAAGGATGGATAGAAGCCTGGAGACATCGCAATAGAACTACAATTAAATATAGTATATATAAAACTTCTTTTAAATGTTCGCAGTTAATATCAAGAATATATAGAATAATGTTAGCTGAAGAAGATTTACCTACAAGTGAAAGAAGTAAATTTTATAATAACCGATCATATACAGATAAAGTTTATAACAAAGCTATAGATGATATGATTAAAGATAAAGACAGATAATTATGCCTTATGTGAGTGCAGCCCAACGCAAAGCAGTGTGGGCGTCAAAAAACGAGCAAAAAGAAAAAGCAAAAAGAAAAAGAAAAGTTAAACGTAAAAAAAGAAAATAGTTATGCCTTACGGAAAAAAATCACCACTGACTAAAAAAGTCATGAAAAAGAAAAAAGTTAAGAAAGCTAAGAAAGCTAAAAAAGGATATTAAAATGAAAAAACTTTCTTTAAAACAAATGAAAATAGCTAAAATGGCTAAGCCGTTTAATAAAATCACGGGAGCTGATTTTAAAAAGCTAAGACGCAAAAAGAAAAAATAATTATGCCAAGCAAGAACGCACCATCAAGAAAAAAATCAAAAGGATATTACGCCAAAGTCAAAAAAGGCAGAGGCACTGGTAAAAAAGCTGGTGGAGGCATGACAGCTAAAGGGGTTGCTAAATATAGAAGAGATAACCCTGGAAGTAAGTTAAAGACAGCGGTAACAACACCGCCATCTAAATTAAAAAAAGGCAGTAAAGCCTGGAAAAGACGTAAAGCGTTTTGCGCTAGATCCCGTAGTTGGAAAAGTGAAAGAGGTTTAGCTGCAAGAAGAAAATGGAATTGTTAATATGAAAAGTAGAGGACTAGGAGATAGTATACATAAATTTACAACCGCTACAGGTATTAAAACTATTGTTGATAAAGTATCTGAAGGTTTAAACATACCATGTGGTTGTGAGGCTAGAAGACAAGCTTTAAATAAAGCTGTGCCTTACAAAATGAAAAAATCATGAGTAAACCAAAAAAAAAATTTAATGAAACTACGGTAGGTAAACTTTTGTTTGGAGCTGCTTCAATAGCTAGCCCTGCATTAGGTAATGTTCTTAAAGGAATAACCACACCAGCTGAAGCCATAGCTGCTATTGGTAAATCAGACGCAAGTAGTGAAGATAAAATTAAATTACAACAATTAATATACGAGCAGCAGAATAAAGAAATGGAATCTATCACTTCAAGGTGGCAGGCAGACTCCGCATCAGATTCATGGCTTTCGAAAAATGTACGCCCGCTAGTTTTAGTGTGGTGTATTGTTGTTTTTAGTTTTGCCGGTATACTTGATAGTGTGGAGTCAATACCGTTTAATATTGGGGTTACATGGAATGACACTTTTGAAAAGGTTATGATGGCAGTTGTCCTCGCATATTTCGGTGGGCGTAGTGGAGAAAAGGTTACAAGTATATTTAAAAAATAAAACTAAATGGCAAAAATTAGTAGTTATAATTTAGACGCTACCGTATCTAAAAACGATAAAGTTATTGGTACAGACTCTGGTGGTAGTACTACTAAAAATTTTAAGCTGGAAGATGTTGCTGGATTTTTAGATAAATCCAATTTAATTAATGTAAATGGACAAGTAGTTTATAAGTTAACTGCTAATAACTCTCCAAATAGCGGTGAATTCAATAGAACTGGTGGTTCGGGAAATTTTTCTAATATAACGTCTTTTAAATTTTCGCATACTAACGCTAATAATTTGGATATTGAAACATATTTAGATTATTTTATAGGATTAAAAATATTAATTATTCAAACAGATAACCAAAATAACTTTGGTTTATATACTGTAAATAATGTTTCAAGCTCAACTGATCATTCAACATTTACAGTAGTTTTTGTAGAAGGCTCAGGTAGTATGACTACTGATAAGCACTACGCAATAGCTCACTCCCCTAAAGGTCAATCAGATAAAAATTTTATATCTAATAGTATAAATTTTTCTGCAAATACACCTCAAACAATAACACATAATCTAAATAAATTTCCAGCAGTAGCAACTGTAGATTCTGCAGGAAATGAAGTTATAGGGGATGTTCAACATATAAACATAAACTCATTTAAAATAACCTTTACCTCAGCTTTCTCAGGTAAGGTACACGCAAACTAAACATTATGGCACTATCATACTTAACAGATATTAACTTAAATAAAAATGAATTACAAAATGCAGTAATTCAAAACTTAGGTACAGCACCAAGCTCACCTGTAGAGGGTCAAATATATTATGATTCTACGACAGGAGATAAATCAGTATATTTTTATAATGGTACTGCTTTTATAAATATGTCTGGAGATATTTCAGAAGTTATTGCTGGATCCGGATTAACGGGTGGTGGTGCTACTGGTTCTGTGACTTTAAATATTGGTGCGGGAACTGGTATAACAGTAAGTGCCAACGCTATATCTACGAATGATGGACAGATTGTTCATGATAATTTAAGTGGTTTTGTAGCTAACGAGCATATAGATCACAGTGGTGTAACTTTAACTGCAGGAACTGGATTATCAGGTGGTGGCGATATAACAGCTAGTAGAACTTTCAATATATCAAACACAGGAGTAACTGCTGCAACATACGGCTCTGGAACAGCAATCCCAGTTATAGCTGTAAATGCGCAAGGGCAGATTACTTCAGCAAGTACGGCTGCAATTAGTACTGATTTAACAATAGCTGCTGATTTAGGTTCGAATGATGTTGTAACTATTGGAACAGACACTTTAACATTTGCAGGTACATCGAATGAAATTGAAACTACGGTAAGTAATAATCAAATTAAAATAGGTTTACCAAACAATGTGACAGTAGGTGGTAATTTAATTATTTCAGGTAATTTAACTGTATCAGGCACTACAACTACAGTTAATACAGAAACAATAAATTTAGCCGATAACATTATTACTTTAAATAGTAATGCAACGGGAACACCAAGCGAAAATGCAGGTATAGAAGTTGAAAGAGGTGATTCTACCAATGTATCTTTAAGATGGAACGAAGGAAGTGATATATGGGAATACACAAAAGATGGATCAAACTTTAAAACTATTCAAAGCGTACAAGAAAGTACATTTGCAGCATCAATTGGTGACGGATCAAATACATCTTACGCTGTCACGCATAACCTGGGGACTAAAGATGTAATTGTACAATTATATGATGTTAGTACTAATGATACTGTTTTTGCGGATGTTGTAAGAACTTCTACAACTGTCGTTACAGTTTCATTTACTTCTGCACCTACAACAAACGATATTAGAGTCCTTATTAGTAAAATAGGATAAAATAAAATAAAATAACTTTATGTCTAAAAGATTTTTAACTGGCGCAAGTTTTGCAGGTAATATAACATTAGGTGATGATGAAAAAGCAATATTTGGTGCAGGCAGCGATTTAACAATATATCATAAAAATCCAAATCAAGACAGGATTGAAAGCACATCATCTTTTTTAATATTAGAAGCATCTAATGTTATTCTTAGAAATAATGGTGGGACAGAAGATTATGCTAAATTTCTTGGCAATGGTGCAGTAGAGCTTTATCACGACAATTCAAAGAAGTTTGAAACTACAAGCGCAGGAATAACAGTTAGTGGCACAATAACAGCAAATAGTAATACAGACCAAATATTAAATCTAAACTCATCTGATAGTAATGCTGTTTATATAGCATATCAAAGAGGTGGTTCAAGAAAAGCATATGTTGGTTTTGGTGGCTCAGGTAATACTTTCAATATTGTAAACGAAATATCTGACGGAAATATCACTATTGTAGGAAATGATGGTGGTGTTTCTACTCAAGTTTTAGCATTTGATGTTGCGGCAGGG